CTTCTAAATGCTAGTGAGTGTAAAGTTCTAAAATATGGCAAGTCATCTTCGGTTAAATTAAATTTATCCATGGCCCTATCTCTTGCTTCGTAAGCTGCTTTTTGAGTAAAGGAAAAATAACCAATACGATTAGGATCGGTTGTTTTTAAATATTTATCTACTTCGTTTAATAAAGTTTCTGTTTTTCCTGTTCCTGGTGGTCCTAAAACAATTGTTTTCATGGAATAGGTACACCTAAATAAATTTGAGCCATCATCAAATAGTGAATAAACAAAATTAATAAAACTTTTTGCATTAAAATACCTCTTTAGGTTTAAATTGTTTAGGGCGATATACGTTCTCTGCTTTTTCAAACTTTTCTATTGTCATGATGGTTTTATTTTTCTTTCCTATCGTTTCTCTTTTAATTTTACATCCACACTTGTCCCTCAATAACATCTGTGTTTCATCATATTTTTCAGCCCATCTTCTTTTAAGAAGATGAGAATTAAAAAATTCTCTAAAAATAAAATGATGTGTTCCTTCATGTGTCCAGACATTTCCACGAAGCATATCTTCTTTTGTAGCGCCTGCTGCTGTACGATCTGTACAATATACTTCAAGATGATCCAGAAGTTGTTCAACCTTGGAAGATCCCTCAGGTGGTTCGACGATTTCTATGTTAGCAAATAATAATCTTACCATCTCATTAAAATCTTTTTTCTTTAATGTTGGTGGAACTTTATTAACATATTCCATTACCGCTCTTTGAAATAATCTTTGTTCTTGAAGATAAGAAGTATCTTTAAG